TGTAGACAGTTGGACTGCTACCAAGAACTTCTATAAGCAAATTCTTATGGGGGACAGAGTAGACAATATCATTGGCCTACATGGTATTGGTCCTGTGAAAGCAGAGAAGTTACTTTTTGGTTGTGATAGTGAAAAGGCTTTGTATGCAGCTTGTGTTGATGCTTATGCAGTTTCCTATCACGAACTTTACGATGAAGGTGCTTATGGCATTGCACAAGAACGTGTCCTAGAAAATGCTAGACTGCTATGGATTCAAAGATATACAGGTGAATTATGGGAGCCTCCTAAATGAAAATGTACATTGCCATAATAGATGAGTTTCCTGACTATATGACTCCTACCTTAGTTGCTCATGCTGTTCTCGGAGCACATTTGTCTTTTTCTGGTGATCCCGTTTATGATAATTGGATTAACAATAGTTTTAAAAAGTGTGTGGTAAGAGTTAACCAAAAAGAGTTTGATAAAATTTCACAACTTGGCGCAGTTTACCTTGCTTTTGAAAAACACACACTAGAGGGTAAAGTTAGTGCGATTGTTGTTAGACCTTACGCCGAAGATAGAGATATACCCAACGTACTAAAGTTTGCTAAGTTATGGAAGCCTAAGTGAAACCAGCATCAGCTAAACAAAAAGGTAGAAGTTTCCAGCAAGAGATTAGAGACGCTGTATTAGAGAGGTTCAACAAGTTAGAACCAGACGATTGCAAGTCTACAAGCATGGGTGCAGGGGGAGAAGATGTTCAACTTTCCCCTGCTGCTAGAAAACTCTTACCTATCCAAATTGAATGCAAAAGAGTAAAGTCCGCTAAAGGCCTTTACAACTGGTATAATCAGGCCAAAGCACATGGTAAGCATGAGCCTGTAGTGTTCACTAGGGCAGATAGGGAAGAAGCACTTGCCATTATCTCTGCTACACACTATCTAGATTTAATGAAAGAATTGAGTGAATTGAGGCAAAAATGAAGATCGAAATCTTTACTGAGCGTGATAGTAGCTATTGTGAAACCTGCGGTTCTAACTATGATGAAGGTGGATATGTTCTAGTAGATGGCGTCGAGGTGTTTAGATACACTCCTGTTGCAGCTTGTTGGGGTAATGCAGAATATAGTGAGAGTGATTTACTCTTTAAGGCACTAGAAGCCATGGGTCACACTATCCTAGTGGATGGCGGTAAACCATATGCACTCACTAAATACAATGACGAGAATAACTAATGAACAAACCTCTTAAGGTATATAATATTATTGAAGGCCCTATCAGCACCTATGATATTCCTGAGTGGAATGAGCCTCATGGCTGGCTTGTAGTTTGTCTTGTAGAACAGGAAAACGGGGCATTAGAGGAAGAAGAGATTGTCTTTGATACCTTCGATGAAGGTTATGAACTTGTCAAATGGTTTAAATCACAGATTGCACCACATGAAGTTTGGGATTACAAATAATGAAACTCACTATTGAGGCGGTTGATTCTCTAATTAAAAAAGCAGCCTACTTTTACCACGGAACACTTACAATCTGTGTCCTTGACCTCTAATTGTCCAACAGTGGCTGCTCATCTAACCTATATAGTTGAAAAGGATAAAGCAACACATGGGTAAACTTGCTGTAGTTTTTAGTTGCTCTCACAGTAATCCAGAAGTAGGAAATGAGCGTTTTAGTTGGTTGGGTGATCTTATTGAAGATGTTAAACCCGACTATGTGGTTGATCTAGGGGATGGGGCAGATATGGCCTCTCTCAATTCATATGATACCAGATACCCTAAAGCTGTTGTTGCTCAGTCCTATGAAGCTGATATTGACCACTACAACGAAGCACAGTCTAGGCTTTGGGATAGATATTCCCTAAAGAAAAAGAAAAGACCGTATCGTATTGGTTTAGAAGGAAATCACGAGAATCGTATCAAGAAAGCAGTAGCACTTGACCCAAGGATTGAGGGTGGAAAATACGGGATCAGCTTTAAGCACTTACAAACGGATCACTGGTTTGAGGAGTACCATGAATACAAGAACTCTGGGCCAGCTATTGTTGACTTGGATGGGGTATCTTACTCTCACTTCTTTAGTGCTGGTAATTATGGGACCGCTATTTCTGGTTTACATCACGCCTACGCCTTACTACAGCACAGGCATCACTCGTCTACTTGTGGTCATAGTCATAAGCGCGGTCTATACTTTAGGGATAGTGCTTACCCTCGCCCTCTTATCGGGCTTGTGGCGGGCAACTTTAAAGGTAAGGCAGAAGCTTGGGCAGGACAAAGCAACAACGAATGGTGGTCAGGGGTAATCATTAAACGTGAGATTGACAATGGGGTTTATGAACCTCAGTTTGTTTCACTAGAAACTCTTAGGAGAGAGTATGGCTAAAGACCTGTGGGTTATCAGCGATACGCATTTCAATCATGCAAACATTCTAACTTTTGTAGACAAAATTGGTAAACCTGTTCGTCCCTTCCAGTCTATAGAAGGTATGAACGAGACTATGATTGAGAATTGGAACAGGGTAGTTAAGCCGGGGGATAAGGTTTACCATTTAGGTGACGTATTCTTCGGCCCTAAAGAGGACTTTAAGAAACTTTGGCCCAAACTTAACGGGAAAAAGAGGCTTATTGTCGGTAATCACGATGATGTTAACTTTCTTTCTTCTGGTGCCTTTTTTGAAAAAGTAATGCTCTGGCGTAAGTTTGAGCATTTGCTATTTACTCACGTCCCTGTCCATGAGTCTACTCTAATGGAACATAGATTTAGTGGGAAGCAAATGATTAACGTGCATGGTCATATCCATCAAAATAAATCACCAGATGGTAACTACAAATGTGTATGCGTAGAGCAAGTAAACTATACACCCGTTCATATTGAGGACTTGTTAAAGTGGGTAAGCGAGAAGAAGTAAAGAAAGATAGGTTGTCTAGGGACTACTACCCCACACGGGATATTGCAGCAGCAGAAGCCTTGAAGCCTTTCCTCTATTCACCAGCAGGCCCCACACGCTACATCGAACCCTGTGCAGGGGGTGGACACTTGATTGACCTTCTGCACACTGTAGCGGCCCCTGTAGTGCCTGTAGCGGCCTATGACATTGACCCCCAGAGGGCAGACATTGTGCAACGCTCTTGCCTCTACCTGACCCTGCAAGATTGTATGTCGGCACACTGTTTTATTACTAACCCACCCTTCCAATGGGACATGCTACAACCTATATTAGATCATCTACCTACGCTAATGCCTACTTGGCTACTGTTGCCCGCAGACCTTATGCACAACAAGAGAATGGCTCCTTATATGGATATTTGTAAAAACGTTGTCTCTGTTGGTCGCCTTTGGTGGTTTGAGAATGAGAATGGTAAAAGGGTGAAGGGTGTGGACAACTTTGCGTGGTTTGAGTTCGATGCTAACTATGAGAGCTTCACGAAATTTCATGGGAGACAACTTTGAAGGTTTTTAGCAAGTATAACAAAATTAGGGTTAGAGAAAGAGAAGATGGCCTTATCCTAATCCAAGAACTTAAGTTTGGATTTATCTGGTGGACTATCTTTAAGACCTACCACAGTAAAGGTGCATTGGCCTTTATTGAGTTTACTGGAAAAAATTACAATCCTGCAACAGGTCATTATGAGTGAAAATATTTTAGGTTATATCGCAGTAGATGAAGATGGGCAACCTTATCGTCCTACTCTTGGAAAATCTTGGCGAGAGAGGAAGAAACCTATCACAGTTTATCAAAAAGAGGGCTACGCTAAACAGTTCACAGGGTATGCAATCCCGGTGTATACAAGAGACGTAAATGAGTGACATTGACCGTAAACGAATTGAAGAACTGATCGAAGATTATGGGTTTGAAGAAATCCTACTTCGCTTTAACTTGACCCCTTGGAAAGTTTTAGAACTACTGGACGACCTTGGTTACGTGTATCTAGAAGAATTTGAGGACTAAAATGAATAATGCTCTCTGGGAAGCTATTGCTATTTATGCTAAAGGCTACCCACAAAAAGATGACGACGCTATTGCTGAGGCTATGGCTCAATTGGCTACTGCTGTGTTTGTGCTTAATACTGTTCTCCCGTATGAAGATGCAGGGAAGATTGCAGGAAACGTTATGTTTGAAGCTGTAGCAATGGCTTCTGTTGTGAATGAGGCCATTAATGAATCTCAATGAATACCAGCAAAAAGCAATATCTACTGCAATTTATCCTAAAGGGGATAATGGCCTGATCTATCTTACCCTAAAACTGAATGGGGAAGCTGGTGAGGTTGCTGAAAAAATTGGCAAAGCTATTCGAGATTCTAAACCATTAGACAGGGAAGAACTTGCTAAAGAAGTTGGTGATGTTCTTTGGTATGTGGCTAATCTTGCAGATTGGTTGGACTTTGATCTTGGCGAAATTGCTGAAATGAACCTTGCTAAACTTCAAAGCAGAAAAGAGCGGGGTGTTCTTGGTGGATCAGGGGACAATAGGTGACAGTTCGTGACCTAATTGAACTTCTACAGAAAGAACGTCCTACAAAAAAGGTGCATATTTCTAATGAGTATGCACTTGTAGAACTTAAAGAAGAAAACATAGTTAGTCAATCTTGGGGAGTTATTATTAGATAATGGAACAAAATTCTCTTATCACAGATGCTAAAATTGAGTGGCTTGAGAAGAATGGCTACGTGATCAAAAAGACAAACAATGGTAAGACTTCTTACTACGTGACTAATAAAGGAAAAGAATATCTAAATGACTAAAACGCTTCCAACGGATTTCCAATCTTTCATCCATACTAGCCGATATGCCCGCTGGCTTGACTCTGAAAAGCGCAGGGAGACTTGGGAAGAAACTGTGGACCGCTATATGGGAAATGTGGTTGACGGTAAAGTTGACCTTGAAACTTTCTTGGATATTAGGGATGCAATTCTAAATCTGGAAATTATGCCTTCTATGCGGGCACTAATGACGGCTGGTCCTGCTCTTAATCGGGACAATACTTGTGCCTATAACTGTTCCTATCTTGTGGTGGATAATGAGCGGGCTTTTGATGAAGCTATGTTTATTCTTCTCTGTGGGACTGGTGTAGGTTTCTCTGTTGAAAGGCAGTATATCTCTCAACTCCCTACTATCCCAGAGACTATCTTTAAAGTGGACAATACTATTGTTGTCGAGGATAGTAAAGAAGGGTGGGCTACCGCTCTCAGGGAACTTATCAGCTATCTCTATGGCGGACAAATCCCTAATTGGGACGTGAGCAAAGTCCGTAAAGCGGGGGCAAAACTTAAAACTTTTGGTGGTCGTGCTTCTGGCCCCGGTCCTCTGGTTGAACTGTTTACTTTTGTTATCAATACTTTTGTTGGTGCAAAAGGTCGCAAACTTAATTCTACGGAATGCCACGACATTCTGTGTAAGATTGGTGAGGTTGTCGTAGTTGGCGGTGTTCGTCGTTCTGCTATGATTTCTCTCTCTAATCTTTCTGATAACAGATTGCGTCATGCTAAGTCTGGTAATTGGTGGGAAAATAATGCCCAAAGAGCATTGGCAAATAACTCTGTAGCTTATACAGAAAAGCCAGATATGGAATCTTTCATGCGGGAGTGGCTCTCTCTCGTGGAGAGTAAGTCTGGCGAGAGAGGTATTTTCAACCGTGTCGCCTCTCAAAAGCAGGCAGCAAAAAGTGGGAGACGCCAACCAGACTTTGAATTTGGAACAAATCCGTAAAACAATGCGGCTTTAGTTAGAGATAACTATCGAATTAACTATCCTAAAAACGGTGAAACCCCCAAGTGGACAATACCGTGCTAATCCAGTATTGGAGTGTGTAACGACTATGAATATTGATCCAAAACAACTGAACAAGTTAGTTTCCTACATGGCAACTTTTGACGGGGGTATCTACTACCCTCACAAGAAAAAAGACGACAGCGTAGTAAATTGCCAGTTTATCATGCAAATGCGAGAAGAAAATAAAGACTACCTCCTGTGGGTGAAGTCTGTTCTAGAGAACATTACTTCTGTTCGTCTTACGGAACGGACTGACTACAACACGGACGGCTACAACAGAAAGCCACAACTTCGTATTGAAAGTAATCGGCACCCCTACTTTACAAAGATTAGGGAGCGCATTTACATTGATAATCACAAGGTAATTGACCCTCACATGCTTAAACAGATGGATGCAGAATCTCTCGCAATTATCTTTATGTGTGATGGTGGAACTAGTCTTGACGCGCGACACAAAAACCTTCATGCAAAAATTGACTTGCATACGAAGGGCTTTAGCTATGCAGACAACTTGTCTCTGAGCAAAGCTATTTATGAAGCCACTGGAATTATTACTAATGTCCACAGGCACAGTAAATACTATTACCTTAACGTGGCTACAAAAAGTCAAAAGACTTTCTACGAAACGGTAAAGCCATTTGTGTTGTCTAGTTTTGACTATAAATTCGGACGGATAGCCCCTGTGATTGCAGGGTGGTGATATAGTCTGCTCTATGCAGCAATGTATAGACCCTAGCAGAAATGACTAGGGTTTCCTAAAAGGAAATAACACATGGGTTCGGAGATTATTTTGCGTCCGTATCAATTCTGCAATCTTACAGAGGTAGTAGTAAAATCTACTGATACTTTTGAAAGCCTGCAAAGAAAAGTAAAATTAGCCACTATTCTTGGCACTATCCAAGCAACATACACATACTTCCCATACCTGCGAGAAGTCTGGCGCACCAATACTGAGGAAGAAAGACTCCTTGGAGTAAGCCTTACTGGTATTATGGATAGTAAACTCTTGAATGGATACTACTCCAACCTTGAAGAAATTCTCTTTGATCTGAAAAATGAGGCAATTGAGACAAACAAGGAGTGGGCCGATAAACTTGGTATTCCGCAGAGTGCCGCAATCACTTGCGTTAAGCCTTCTGGCACCGTTAGTCAACTGGTAGATAGTGCTTCGGGTATCCATCCGCGCCACAGCGAATATTACATTCGGACTGTCCGTGGGGACAATAAAGACCCTCTGACTAAGTTTATGGTTGATATGGGTATCCCCTCTGAACCTGACGTTATGAAGCCTAACACAACTACAGTGTTTAGCTTCCCTGTCAAGTCGCCAGAGGGTTGCACTACTCGTGCTAATCTTACCGCGATTGAACAGTTGGAGTTGTGGCTTACTTACCAACGTTATTGGTGTGAACACAAACCCTCTATTACTGTCAACGTAAGAGAACATGAATGGTTGGAGGTTGGGGCATGGGTATACGCTCACTTTGATGAAGTGTCGGGTATCTCTTTTCTACCGTATAGTGATCACACTTATCAGCAAGCACCTTATCAAGAGATTGATATGATTGCTTATGAAAAGGCCCTTGCCCTTATGCCAAAAAAGATTGACTGGTCTCGTCTGTCTGAGTTTGAAAAGAAAGATAATACAGTATCAAGCCAAACCTTCGCTTGTGTAGGTAGCTGTGAAATCGTAGACGTTGGTGGTTAATAACAAAACACCTGAGCATGTGTATAAACTGCTCTATAAGGAAGAAAAATGATTACTATTGCTGATGCACTTATTTTTGCTTTGCTTGCGGGTATCGCAGTCTTGTTGTGGAAAGATAGATACCGACTTGAAATGCTAGAAGAAGAAAATGATGAACTTTGGGATATGCTTGGTGATCTTGCAGATGCCCATAATGAAGTAGCAGAAGGTCTAGGGAATATTTATAATGCCGCCGCGCAGCAAAACAAAGACGACTAATAATCTCTCTCCGCTCAACGAGTCTCAAGCAAAGTATATTGATGCTCTTAATGAGCGAGAGCAAGTTATTGTTACGGGATATAGCGGAACGGGGAAGACTTATATTGCAGCTACATTTGCTGCACAGTTGTTTCTCTCTGGTATGGTGGAAAAGATCATCCTGACTCGTCCTGCTGTTTCTGTTGGACGTGATCTTGGGTATTTCCCCGGAACCGTACTAGAGAAGATCACTCCTTGGGCACAACCTGTCCTAGATGTTCTTGCAAAAAGCCTTGGCAAAACAGAGTTGACTACCTATATTAAAGAAGGGAAGGTTGAGATTGCCCCCTTGTCTACTATGCGTGGACGTAGTTTTGAGAAAGCTTTTATCATTCTAGACGAGGCTCAGAACACTACCTATGAGGAAATCAAGATGTTTCTCACCCGCGTTGGAGAGGGTTGCAAAGTCGTCATCAACGGAGATGTTAGGCAGAGCGATCTAAAGAAAAGTGGCTCTGGTTTGACTACGTTAACTTATATTATTGACAAGTGGGACTTAGATATTCCTATGATCGACTTTGGTGTTAACGATATTGTTCGCTCTAAAGTTTGCAAGAACTGGATCATTAACTTTGACAGATATGAAAGGTCAAAAAATTGAGTTCATCTAGAACCCCTGATACATACCCGGAAGAATACTACTCTCACAGTAACGTTGATACAGTGTTGAATAGACAACCTATCAAATCCTCTGGTGGCCCTTCCTCATTCTATGATATGCCCTTCTCTGAGTGGGTAACTGTCAATGATATTATGGAGCATCTTGCAGAGAATAAGTGGGGTAAGTATGGGATTCATCTTAAGGATATTTTCAAAGGCCTCTGTCGTTGGGGTGACAAAGCGGGTACTAGCGTAGAATACGATACTAAGAAGATTATCTACTATGGTGTTCGTATCCTTCGTATGCTTCTTGGGGTAGAAAAGACTAGGGCCTATCTCCTAGAACTTCTTAACGACAGACAATTTGGAGGTAAATAATGTGGACCCTAGTAGCCCTTTTCTGTAACCTTACAGAACCCTCTAAGGGGCAATGTCAAGCAGCAATTCCTCCAATTATCTTCTTGAACAAAGAAGACTGTATTAAATTTGCTATAGCAGAGACTCCAAAGATTCCTCTTGATAAAGTGTCCTACGACTATCAATGCGTATCGTGGGATAAGATTTAAAACAAAAAAAAGCCCGCTAGAGTTTTTCCACAATGGGATTACTCTAGCGGGCTTTTTTTTATTTAGTCTTCCAAACTTCAAGTAATTCAGAGCGAAGTTCTTCTACGTCATCTTTTACTTCTTTCATTTCTAACTTAAAGTCGTCTCTGATCTGTAGAAGGATTTCTCTGTCTTCTTGTCGTCTTTGGTCTCTAGTGGCAATCTCTGCCTTTAACAACTCAATTTCTGTTCTGTTTGTAAGAACAGTTCTAACTAACCAAGAGATTGCACCAAACAACGTAGCAATAAGAGTAGTAACAATAGCCTCTAGGTAGTCAGTCATTTTGGACAGCCCCCATCATAGCCCGATACTAACTCTACACCTGTAACTCTAGACTTAGGTCCACCATCTTCAATAAGAGCCTCTACATGCTTATCAACTAGGGGTTCTAATCCTTCGCACAAAGCGGCTTTACTGTCTACAAGGTTATCTTGGTTTAGGGTGTCCATTACGATCCCGCAACCACTCAAGAGCGGAAGTATCATCCAGATTGCCAAGACCTTTAACTGCATCATCTATATCCTTTCTGGTTTCGATATAACTTTCTTGCTCTTCTACTCTATTTTCTAGTTCAATGATTTGCCTAGCCTCTTTTATCTCGTTGTGAAGGTAGGAAATCACAAAGAAAGCAACTACAGTTACCGCAATTGCTTTCCAATTTTTTAACAAAGGTAAGACCCAAAAAGGCATGTTAGAGACCTTTCAAGCAAAGATTAACTTTACTATCCGCGCGCCTATTGACCAATCCTCTAACAGTTTTACCACCAGCTTTTACCCACTTATCAAGTTCGGCACAAGCCTCTTTATACTTACCAGCATTAGCTAGTTTCATCATTGTGGAGTTGCCCGCAGCAGAGATACCTACATTATAAGCAAGTTCTAATAAGGAAGCTTGAACACCAATAGGAATGTCTTTGTTAGTCATATAGGGTAAAAGTCCATCGTAATATTCTTTGATAGACTTCTCTAACATGGCTTTACACTCAGCTAATGTATAAGTGTCACCCATCTTTACACCACGGGTTTCCCCATAGCATACAGTCTCTACTCCCACAATGTCTTTATAAGCTGTAGTAGAAACACCTTCCCACTTAGCAACAAAAGGAGTAGTCAAAGCTAAAACAGTAGCAGCTACTCCTGTAGCAATTAATTTTCTCATTTTTTGTCCCTAATTTATGGGGTAATACCACCGCCACCCTCAGCAATAAGGTTGCCATTCATGGATAGGCTCCCTTGACTCTGGTTAAGTCGGACTTCCACACGGTTAATATTGGTCAATGATGTTCCACTACCTGCTATTTGCCCCGCAGTTGAACGCCAAGCCCCACTTACTAAGTCTAAATAAACAAGTCCACTTGTAAAAGCTGATCCACCGTTAAGGCCTATCCCGCTAAGGTTTGCAACTGAAATGTTACCACTATAAGT